CTATACTTTTTCTCAGGTAAAGAGCCGAAAGAGCCTGCCCGACCAATAAAACAAAACAACAACGAACAGATAGACAGCATCAAAGCAGTGATGCAACTTGAAATTGACAGCCTGAGAGGACGACAGTCCGAGCGGAAGACAAAGATTATCTACCGGACTAAGGTGATAGACAGCCTCCGAGTGATAGCCGATACGTCATGTTTGCCTATTATTGCAGCCTTCGATCGAAAGATTACCGAGTACGACAGCTTAGTAGTCGATATGAGCCGTGAAAATGTACTGCTGACAAATCAGTTGTATCAAACCAATCTACAGCGGACGAATGACAGCCTTTATCTGGTCGATTTTGGGCGAAAGTATGATCATCTGGATAGTTTGTATATCCAGCAGGGTAAAAAGCTCAAGAAACGCACGGTGATAGGTTATATTGTGTGTGGAATGATGGGTGGAGTATTAATATTTAAATAAAAAGAATATGTCACATTGTACCTCATGCGGTGGCGTTATTGGCCGTGATTGCTTCAATCCAGTAGAATGCGCCCAAATAACGCATACAGCCATGAGCATGTGGCGAATTGCGGGAGCTGACTTGTCAGAGAAGCGATGAAGCTCATGCGGGTGGCGAACTTCCGAAATGCGATGAACTCGCCACTGATTATGGGTGCATGTTATGGTTTCGTAATTCTCTTTTCTTTAATCATTTAAAATAAAATATATGGATTTTGTCGACGAAAAAATAGAAAAACACCTTAAACCAAAATTAGAAGGTGGGTTATTTGTAGATATTTCAATGAGTTGTATTTCTGGTGATTCTTTTCACTTTCGTAAAGATTGGTACACTGTTCTTGACGGAATAGTTTATGAAGTTGGAGACGGCAGGAAATATCCAACTGGCGATACTCTTTTTAATGTAAGTTGCGATTGCAAGCGTGTTGGAAGATATAATGAAAAAATTATTCATAAAACTTTAAACAAGACTTACAAGTATTCCGAACTTAAAAAGCTGATAGGTTTCTGATTTTTTTATTATGAACCATAACGACCGAGGCTACCCGCAGTGGCGATTTGCGGGGCACAAACTTTCAAAACTTAGTATAAACTCAAAGCGGGTGCAACCACTCCGAAACCTCACAATGGGGTCGAATAATGGTTAAGAATGAAAAAGGATTCATGTCTTTTTTCAAATAACACACTACTAAAAAAGCCACTACAAATTAATGTAGTGGCTTTTATTTATCTGGCTCCCATTAGGAACGATTTATAGTTTATTTTAGTTTCATTTTCTAAGCAATATTCGTACCACTCGAAAAATCTATCCTTTGGTATTGCGTGGTCTATGTCGTGTCGTATATCATCAAAAGCAATGTATCGGTCAGCTACTTCAATAATAGTTCCGATATTACATCCGGCCCATGAATACTCTAAGTACTCACCAGTATCATCATCGAAGAAACCATGCTTCCGAAGAAATGCTTCAACGTATAGCTCTACGACTGATTCAAATTTTTGTTGTAAATTCATTTGATTACCAGTTCTTGTTTTTTGTTGTCATTTTCATTATAGCTAACATGCACCCACTTATAGTCATGTTCGTTTATTAGTTGCCTGAACGTGAAATTATCACGTATTAGCTCATAAAGCTTCTTGTTTTCTTCCCGACTACCAGCGGTTATATCGGCTGCCATACCTTTGACGTGGTCGGAATTTACCGCACCATTCACTTTTCGATTAACTAATGGAGATCGATACCCTGAATTTACGTGTATAGGCTTTCCGTATAGCTCCCGAAGCGGGTCAAGCACATTCTCTACCAACTTCCGTAAATTCTTCTGCTCGGTGATAGATGGGATGTTTTGCAGCCCTGTATTTGTCGTTGAAAGTTCCTGTATTGTGAAGTGTTTCATTTCTCATCCTCCAATTTTTTAATACGTGTTTCGTGATTGTCAAATTTCTTGTTAATATTCGAATGAATAGCCTGACATTCTTTTTCTTCGTACTTGTCGGCTGTGTCCTTCTGTGTTATCCATATTCGAATCTCTTGAATGCTTTCGTTAATAGAATTAAAGGCATCGGTATTTTTACTGTATGCGGACATCATTTTTTGGAATACGTATCCGAGCGCCCCGATAACGGTAGAGCATGCAAGTACTATGATTTCTATAGGAATGTTCATTTGATAATAAATTTAGTAGCGGGGGCAGGAATCGAACCTGCGAACCTATAGGTTATGAGCCTAAGAGCGAACCAACACGCTCCCCACATATTTTACAAACAACGGCTACCTCACTTAGGTCTTTGGATAACTCCCTTTCGGCTCTTACCTCGCTCAACCATATAAAGCTCCGTTGTTTGTTTTGCAAATATAACTATTTGTTTTCGTTTTTATGAAACAATTGCAACAAAATTGTAGCAATTATTCCAGAAATAGTTATGTATCTCGTCTGTTCGTCCGTTATAGCTTGCTGAAAACGTTCAGGAAGTGATGTATAGTATATTGGTAACATTGTGATTCCTACCGCTATACCTTGCAGAACTCTTGCAAAAATTGGTGTTTCTGATTTGAACCATTTGATTAGTTTGTTCATATAAGTAATTTTAGTATGATTAAAATTGAAAATCCTGCATAGTCTGCAATCAAATCTTTGATGTCGAAACCAGTTGGATTTGTCTTGTAAATGTCATAGATTTCTTTACCGATAAAGATTATGGAAGCAAATATAAAACACAATAATAGATGTCCTGTAAAGCAGGAGACGATTCCTAGAATCGCCCCCACTATAAAATGTTTCAACTTATCGCTCATAACCCAGCTTTATTTAATCGTTCCTCAATGGAAATGATTCTTTCGTTTAGTTCAACAATAGCAGGGAATAGGTAAATTGTCAAAGCCTGTGAATCTACTGTGTAAATCAAATCACCCTCTTTCACTACTACAGTTTCAAAGGTTTGATTTCCGTCACCATCTAACACGGGTTCGTCTTTTTCATTTAGAATAGGATTTTGTTTGTACTCCCAACCAAATAACCTTCCTTCATCCGTGTTGCGTGGGAGTCTCTGTTTTACATGCCCATCGAAGCCCAACTCCAAAAGATACTGAGCAATCTCGCTTGTTATGACCCCATTACCGTAAGCATCCTGATCTATGAACTCATAGTGCCTTATTGTTTTAGCGATATCGATCACTTTTTTCAATCCATCAGTTACAGGACGAATATTTTGTTTTAATCGAATGTCGGATGTATTTGTTAATGAACCTGTGTAGTTTAGGTTTCGCAGATTCAAATCACGGTAAACGCCTCCTGTATTACCGTCATTTATCTCAATGATTCCGGCTGAGTTGCGTTTTATTCCAGAATCCACAGAATTACTTACAGCTCCATTTGTGAATCTTAATAACAAATTAGAATTAAAACGGAAAGAAGAATATTGAAGGCTATAAGAATAACCACCATCAGCGATCTCATATGCGTATAATCTTCCGTAATTATATCCAAAAGACTGCTGTCCAAAACTATCGTAAAAAACAATAGCTCCTAATACTAACTCTAAAAATTTTGAGTACACCCCAAACTTGTCATAACTATAAACCCGTCCCCTCATTGTAACGGGCCAAGGAGTTGCAAATGTTACCACCGAAGCAGATGTATAAGCACTTAGAATATTTTCAACTCCGTTAACTTCCATAAGTGCTGAAACCATTGCAGATGTAAACTGAAAGTAATATACCGGATTGGCTAATGTAGCCGTAAGTCCATCACTCGAAATGGTGATCGTTTGGTTTGCACTCGGTGTAAACCATTTTGTAGAATGGTAGATAGTTCCACCTTTGCGGGACACCTTTTTTGTGTTTTGAGAGTCCAAAACAACCGCATCATCTCCAAGCCCAGCATAGCCATTTGTAGCTCCTTTCTCGCTAGTACTCTGCTTAGCCTCATAGCTAGCTTTCTCAGTGGCTGTTATATGCTGAAAATTAGGATCACCGTTTAACTCTTCCAAATCACTATGAATAACGGGTAACTTCTCGTTAACTTCGTTGATAGCACCAATAACATTTTTACTAATCGTCCCAAGTAACTCATCAGTTTTCGTCTGATATACAGATAGATCAGGCCTGTTATCAAGCTCGTTGTAATCAGTAGTTCCGGGTAAACCATCTGCTCCTTTAAGAGATTGTAGCCACGATGATTCATTTCCAATAAACCCATTTGATACAGCTATTTCGTAGGCCGATTTTCCGTTTATCCCATTAATACCGTTTGTTCCATTAATTCCGTCAGTTCCGTCAGCACCATGAAGCGATAATAACCACTCACTAATTGATCCAATAAAACCATCAATTACGGCCAGTTCATAAGCCGACTTACCATCATCTCCGATTAGCGATAATAACCAATCATTAAGGCTTCCAACAAAACCGTTATCTAAGGCTAATTCATAGGCTGACTTTCCGACAACCCTTCCCAAATTTATCTTTGCCATCTTTTTATATATTTAAAATTAAATCGTTTCCTTCTATTTCGTAAATGCTTTCTCCGTCTTGCTCCTGATACAAAACAAGATCATTGCCCTCTATCTCAAATGCTGTATTTCCACCACGCTCTCCTTTCACATACTCATACATCACGTCAGTAACCTCTATAGCCGTTTCACTAAGTGATAAAACGACTGTGAAGTTATAGCCCTGATTGATTGATTGGTTGGAGAAGGTGGATGTGTTATCGTCAAATTTTATTTGACCTAAATTTACCTTTCTAACTCCGTTTGCAACATCATCCAGACTCAACACAAGCTCTTTTGCTCCTTGTATTCCTATAGTGTCTGCACTCTGTAGTTCAACACGTACCATCTTGTCGATTACCGTGTGTTCAAAGCGCTTTCCGCCTATCTGTACGTTTATGTTTCTGGCGTTTGCCATCAAATAACTTTCTGGAAATAGTATCCCAAAAGTTAGGCTATTACCCTGATTAGCTGTATATATTATCATAATGCGTCTATTTTGAATGATTTTCGTTCACATGTTGGGAAATAAGATAGATTTAGCGTATGCAAATATCGTAGGCATTCGTCCCAATAAGTACCTGCAATTTCTTTATACATAGCCTCCTGATTGGCTAGCTCAGCAGATGATAATCGTTGGTAGCCGTCACCAGTATGAGCAACGAATCCGCTAAACGTGTCGTTTATGTACGATTGACGTACGTACTTCGCATACAGCAAATAGGCACACACGAATTTCAGCCCGTTAAATGAATAAGTAACACCACTGATCTCGTAACTTCCACCGTTTAGCAATTCTTCATAGTTGGCTGTATTTCGTTTCAGTTCTTGAAAAAATTCAGTACCGACATATTTTTGCAAATCGTTTATTTCGACTTCATTTTGCAGCTGATTGAATTTTGACAGGCTATTGCTGTCAATCGGTTTAATTGACTGCTGCTCCTGTACTGTCCAAAGTTGTGCCATAGCTTAGTTCTTTAATTTTGTAATCTGCGTTTTTCAGTATCTCATTGTCCGAGTTTGCTAGTATTGATTTTAACCAACCAGATACAGCTTTTCTTAGAAACCTTGTTTCAGCGTTGTAAATTTCAAATGCCGCTTTCATCGCTTCGCCCGAACTTCCGAACATTGATCCTTCTTGCTGCTCGATTAAGATTGAGGGTATGTTCCAAATTGATTTTCGAATGTTATTCGCAACCGATTTTTCGTAACTCTCAAAAATCTTATCGTTGATATTCTGGTCGATCTTTTCAATTTTGATATTAGCCTCTGCTACGAATTTTCCGTCAGCGTCAAATGTTGCAGGGATTAGCAGTAATGAGTTTTTATGTTCGCCAGTTTGAAATGATTTCAAAGTATCTTTGAAATTCTTTTCGTCCGATGCATTTGCATAAGCCGTATGATGAACCATGTATTTTGCAAAAAAACCGCCTCTCAACTCGCCATTTTTGAACGATTTAATTTGCGCTTCGGTGTCCGCATCCTCTAGAGCTGGGTCGATTTGAGCCAACGGGTAAATAAATTCATCATCCAGTAATAACATAGCTATCTGCCCAAGATAATTATCATCAAATTGAGCCTTAACAACCTCTTTTTTTGGGTTGAATGTGTTAATTTTCTGCGCATTTTGTGGCTTAAATTCCTCCCCGTTGCGCTTTTCCCAGTTACTGTAAACGTGAATTAAACCAGAATAGCCGGTAGAATCTTTTTTTCCGATCCGGCAATTGCGATAAGGTACGTGTTTTAGCCCAGAGACTTCGAAAATCCCGTTATAACGTACATTCAAGCAGGCTGCTTTCTGGCGTGAAATGCTGTGTGCTATCTGTGTCAGTAGGTCGTACAACGTAACTTTACCGTTAATGCCTTCCGATATCACATATTCGTTAAGCGTTTCTGATTCAAATCCATCACCGATGATGAATGCTTTCGCTTTGTCGCACGCTGCTTTAGCCGTTACCGAATTATTGATTATTCGTTCAACACGCTGCGGGTAGGCGTTATCTATGCCGTTGTTATAGATGCCTTTTTGCTTGTCGATCTTAACTTCCTCCCGCTGGGCAATATCTATTATAGTTGGTTTCATACTTTTTCAATAAAAAACCCGATACGTTGGTGTATCGTATCGGGTTATAGTTTTTTAGTTTGATAATTAAACGGTCAAAGCGTCCAGCTGTGCAGCTGTCATTGTGCAATAGTAGGCAGAATACTCCTCCTCCATGCCTTCCTTTGTAGCAAACTCTATATCCGTCATTGCGTTGTTATCGTTCGCCATACCGGACTGTGAGGTTTTCCAGAGGCCGTAATCAAGGCCGTACCCGAGCAGTGTGCCGTCATTTGATTCAACAACAACAAAGATATTATCTGCCTTGTCGATGTTAGCCCGAGCTGCTGCCTTAGCTGCTGTATTGCCGTCGGCATCGGTAACCGATAGGGTGAATTTGTGTTTGAAAGCCGAACACAATTTCTCAAACACTGCCAGCTCATGCCCAGCGTTGCTATAGTCTTTGCACCCCTGAGCGGTAAACGCAACTACCGAACCAATTTTAGCAAGTGAAAATGTGTTGTTTGTTTTCGTGATAGTCCAATCACCACGATTGAAGACCCATGTTTTTTGTTTCAGACCCTTGACCGAGCGGCTTGAGTTTTGGATATTAGCTACTAATTTTGTCGCCATGATATTTATTTTTATTCGTTAGTTATTTCTACATATTTATCACCTTGAATTGCCTTTTTTACAGGCTCAGGAAGTGATTTTTGCTTTGTGGCAGTCTGGTAGTCTGAATGCAGATACTTTTTGCCATTATAAAATGTTGTTGCGTTTTCCATGTCCTTAGGTTCTAAGTGTTATCGTCCAGTTAGGCAAATTATTGGATATAAAATCTTCTACAAATGTTGCGTCCTGATCTGGATTACCACTCATATACACTGCTACTTCGGCAATATAAGCATTATTACCTCCTGTAAAGTTGGCTACTCCGCTCGCAGTCGGGTTGTTGGCTGCTGCTGCAAATAAGAAGTCACCAATTGATTTTGCAGTAAGTGAACTTCCTGCCGCAAATAGCTTAATTGCTTTTGGGCAGTAAACATCTTTCAATGAATTGTCATTTTGAACATTTACAATATAGCTTGCATTCGGGAGTGAAATAGATTCGATCCCGTTAGATGTGCCTTGATAAGTAAAATCCGTATTATAAGTACCATTAGACAATAAGGCGCCTGTAAATTTACCCCCAGAAAGTCTAAGTATTGAAGTACTTTTAGGCACTATCAACTTCACCCGACCAGCGCTACCCCTCCAGTCGTAATTGATTACTCCTGCTGTAGATGATAGCACCGACCCGTCAGGAAGCACCACGTAGCATGATTGAATTGAATCAACTTCAAGATAAACCTTCTGAGGGGTTGCAACACCCGAGCCAATAGTCAGTCCCGCAATGTCTTCGTAATTCTCAGTCGTTGGTATGCCCGATATATCCGCTGTAAGTAGATATTCAGAGTAGGCTTCCTCCATACCCTCACGACTGGTAAATTCCACGGCAATAGTTGCTAAGTTATCATTAGCCATTTGAGCCTGTGAAGTCTTCCAAAGACCGTATTTTGCGCCCAAGACATATTTAACTCCAGCGTTCGATTCAACGAATACAACAATGTCATCAAGCTTATCAACTACATCTGAATGATTGTTGATTATAGCGTTGAATTTCTGTTTGAATGCGTCAAAATTATCCGTTGCAATGACTTCCTCGTGCCCAGCATTTAAAAAGTTTTTGCAACCTTCGATAACACCAAGTATGCCAGCTGTTACGGCTGTGACTTTATTGTCCTCGATTGTCAGTTGAATATCAGAACGGTAAGCATAATACGCTTTAGGTTTCAACCCGATTACCGACTTTGTAGAGTTAATTATATTTTGAACTAATTTGCTCATTTGAAAATTTTTTAGTTACCGGGAAGGAAACCAATCCCGCCCGGCTGTTTTATTAGTACGCTACAGTTATCAACTGTTCACGTAAAATCAGCACGTCCATGTTGAACAGATACGCCATTATATTCTGACGCTCTTTTTGATCATAGAATGATTCTACGTTACCGAGATCAGTATCAGATGTGGTGTACCATCCAAGGTTAGATTTGCATGTGAAGAAACCGCGGTGAACGTCAAAATACTTAGTACCATTATGGAAGTGTGATTTCAAAATTGCACCTGTAATTTCATCTTTGATTACCGGATAACCTTTGTATTTCAATACCTTCACTCCGTCAATCAGTGCACTTGTCAAACCTCCGTTAGTAGCAGGTGTTGCAGCAAGATAATCTTCGTAGTTGTAATAAAGTTCTGGAGTCAAGCAGAAATATGCATCCGGTTTACCTTTTAATACGGCTGGCGAATTGTCATACATGCCTTTTAGCGCTTTCAAGCCTGCATCGGCTGCAAGTGCCAACTGAGCTGAGTATGTAGTGAGCGCATTTTCGGCAATAGCTGTTTTCTTAATAGTGGTCGCTGTCACACCTGTTGCTACTTGTTTCCATAGTCCGTTAAGGGCGGTGAACAACGTTTTGTCAGTTCCGTTAACCAATTTTCCGCCGTTGGCCACTGTGTCGGCTGCTGTATCTCCCAACATGGTCATTCGCCAGCGAGCTTCACCGATTGCTTGTTCAAGAACTCCTACAATGTACTTTGCAACATCGCTGTTGAGATCTAGCTCTTTGAAGTCCTGAGCTACTTTGCGAACCATAGGCTTCCAGTTCTGATTAACATCCGCCTGCGTGTGATATAGAGTATCACCGATACCGACTACCTTCACCTCTTTTTCGGTGAATGTGCCTTTGAGGTTGCCAGTTGTAGGGCGTGATCCACCTGCATCTAATTTTCCTGTAAGGCCAAGTTCATTTGCAAGTGCAATTTTTTGAGCAAATGTAAAACCGCTGAAAGTTGTAAACATACTTTCAAATTGCGGATTTTCTAACATCAACCGAGCCTGAATTTCGGAAATAGACCGAGCTTCTTCGGGGTTAATGGTTAATGTGG